AGTGGTGGTATTAATTCCAACATATTTGGTAGTGCTAATACCAACTGAATTAGATGCCCATGTTCCACCTGCACCAGCAGTACCTCCAGCAGAAGGAGTGAATAATTGAAGATCTTTATCCCATGCTAAAACAAACCCATCAGTTTGAATACCAGCTCCAACATCAACATCCTCCATTCTAGCAAGGAAGACTTCACCACCTCCTCCTAAAACAGATAGTTGTTGCTGTATTCTATTAATGAATAATCGATAATGTTCTGCTAACTTTTCATGAGTTACATAAGTTTGATCCAAAGGAGTTAATGGGTCAGAATTATCTACATTTGGAGGAATATTTAAAAGACCTTCTGTAAGAGTCTTCTCATCAAATTTTTCTAAAATTTCTTCTAACTTATCAACTTTTTTTGAAAGAGATTGACTTCTTTCTTCTAAATTATCAGTTACTCTTATCTTTTCTACAAGATCTTTAAATTCTTTCTTTAAACTATCAATATGTTTTTCATTAACAGTAAAATCTATTTTCATTTCTTTCATTTGAGATGAAAGATTTTTTTCAAAATTAACTACGGCAGGAACCACCGCATTCTTCATTTCAGTGTAG